GACAGCAGGCAAGTAACGCCTAAATTGTCTGTTTTTGTTTGTTGACGGCAGACAGAAAATCATTCAGTTTATCCGGGTCGGTGTTTTCATTATTTGTTGTTTTTGAATTGGGGCAAGCGGCGTTCTCGAAAGGGGACGCCGCTTGTTTTTTTGTATGTCAATGTAGTTTTTTGTATGCAGACAAACAGACAGAGTTTATTTTGTCTGTATGCCTAAGACGATAACCACAGGAAGCGCGCCCGATTCGTCATCGGACGCCGAAAAGATTTCAGACGTTTCCGCCATTCAACCGGAGGGAACAGCCGACGCTAAAGAAGCCGCTGCATCGTCAACAGCGGACGAAAAACAAGAAGTCGCTAAACCCGCGAGCCTGCTCGATGTCATTAAAAACGTCGTGAAGGACGAGGCCGAGGAATCGACAACCACGGAAGCAATCGACCCCGCGAAGGAATCCGAAGTTGCAAAAACGGAAGTGTCTGCCGCCGAAAAGGACGCGACGCAGACCGACCAAAATGCAGCCAAAGAGACTGATGCGAATGTCCCATTCCATAATCATCCCCGCTGGAAAGCCGTGTTGGCAGAACGTGAAACGCTCAAGACAGAGCGTGAAGCGCTTCGCCCGCAGGCCGAACAGTATGGGTTGATTACCAAGTTCATGACTGAGAACGGCCTGACTGACCAAGAGGTTGCGCAGGGGTATCAGATGATGAGCTTGCTGAAGAACGATCCGGCAAAAGCCCTAGCTGCTCTCAGCCCCATTGTTGAAAACCTGCAACGGTTCGCCGGGAAGATTCTTCCAGACGATCTGAAAACCAAGGTGGACAACGGCCTGGTGGATGAGGAAACGGCAAAGACTCTGGCCGGGGAGCGTCACGCCATCGCTTTTGAAAAACAGCGAATCGCCGACGCGCAAGCCGCAAGTGTTCGTGAAGTCCAAAACCTGCAAGCCCAAAGCCAGCAGGCGGTGCAAACTTCCATGAATACGGCGGTCACGGATTGGGAAAACAACATCAAAACGCGGGATGCAGATTACGCAGGAATCCAGTCGCTAGTGATTGACAAAGCCAGGGTGTTGATCTCCCAGGGCGCACCGAAGACAGCCGCCGAAGCGGTTTCACTCGCTGAGAAGGCATACAACGATGTGAAAGCACAAATCGTCGCACTGATCCCACGCAAGCCCACGGTCAAGTCGAGCACAAGCGCAAATTCGTCCGCATCAGACGCGCAACCCGTTCCAAAGAGCTTGAAAGAGGCAATCCGCCTCGCTGCTCAACGGGGTGCGTAAAACGCAGTTAAAACGAAAGGCAAAGTAAGTATATGGCATTTTCCGCAGGAGAACTGGCGAACATCGCCAACGCGGCTCTTGATTTTTACATCAAAGGCCCGTCATTCAGTCAAACCATTCAGGACAAACCCCTGTTGGCCGCTTTGAAAGCAAAGCAGAAATCCTTCCCCGGTGGTAAAGGCAACATCAGTCTTCCTGTCAAGGGCGACTACACCACGGCGCTTGCGGGTTACACCCACAACGACACCGTGAGTTACGCCAACCCGGCGAACATGAAGCGTGTTACCTTCCCTTGGAAAGAGTTGCACGCCGGTATCACGGTCACTCTCACCGAGTTGAAGATTGACGGCATCAGCGTCGTTGATTCCACGACCGGCGCGAAGACCGCTGAACACAGTGAACGCGAGCTTACCGCCCTGTCTGGCCTGCTTGAAGACAAGCTGGAAGATATGTCGGAAGGTTGGGCCCGGTCGTTCCAGCAGATGCTTTGGAAAGACGGCACTCAGGACGCCAAGCAGGTTCCCGGATTGCTCGCACTGATTACCGACGATCCGACTACCGGAACCGTTGGCGGTATCGACCGCTCGACGACTCTCTGGTGGAGGAATCGTTCTCTGGTCGGCGCGAACAAGATCACTTCTTCGGTATCTGCACAGACATTGACCAAGACCTTGCGTGCCGAGATTCGCCAGTTAACCCGGTATGGCGCAAAGCCTGACATGGTGTTTGCTGGTAGCGGTTTCATCGCCGCTCTGGAAGCCGAGATCACCGAGAAGGGGATGTACACTCAAGCCGGTTTCTTGAAATCTGGTTCGACTGACATTGGCCTGGGCGACATCAGCATTCGCGGGATTGGCAACGTGGTCTATGACCCGACGCTTGACGATCTCTCAATGCCGAAGCGTTGCTACTTTGTCGATTCCAAGGGCATCCAGTTGCGCCCTATGGACGGTGAAGACAACAAGACTCATTCCCCGGCCCGCCCTGCAACGCAATACGCCCTGTATCGCGCCATGACTTGGACGGGTGGCCTTGTGGCGCAGCAGCTCAACGGTTGCGGCGTTTACGAAGTGGCCTAAGCAATTCGGTTAGTCGTCATAGGTTGGCGGGCGGGGGTTAAAGGTTCCTCCGCCCGCTTCCCTCCAAAAAACCAAATCAAAAACCAAAAAAATAAATCCTATGGAAATCCTAAACGCAACCATCCGCCTTGGAGGAGACATTACCTTTACCGTTCGCAAGAAACGGATCACCCCGCCTGAAGTGCTGATTCTTCGCGCTCTGCACGGCCCTGACGCCGTGGTTGAGATTGAGAAGATCGGAATGGATCGGCGCGAGATTGCCGGTGAACATGCCCGTCTGCTTGGTCTGTATGGCGCAGCAAAAGACGAGAAAGACAACAATATTTTCGGCAAGGTGTTCCCAGGGGCAGCAATGAACCTGCCTGGCACACTGAAAGAGATCGGTCTTGAACCGTCTGATTACGACGAAACCGACGAGCTTGCGGAAGAAGAATCCGCCGAAGCAAAACGCGCCGAGGAAGACGCAAAACGATTTGCAGACGAAGAAAAGGCAAAATCGAAGAAGTAATTTCAACAGCAGGGTAGCCAAGTGGAAAGGCGCTAGGCCCATAACCTAGCCATGCGTGAGTTCGATCCTCACCCCTGCAATTTTTTTAAATCATCATGGCAACCGGAACGACTCTTGAACAATTAGTGGATCAGCTTCGCGGCGAAATCGGTGCTTCATCGTCCCCGGCGCAAGGCGTGAACGTGCTTCCCGCATGGCAGCAAGTTCTAAGGCGGACACAGGAGCGGCTCTATGATGATTGGAACTGGCCTCAGTTCAAGATCGAGCGGGATGTTCCGATGTTGGCCGGGGAGAGGTATTACACCTTTCCGAGTGACATCGACTTTGACCGGATCGAAGGCGACCGGGTGAAAGTGAAATACTCCGGTTGGTGGCAACCGGTTGCGAACGGGTTTGACTCGCAGGTTTACAACGCTGCAAACAGCGATGCCGGGGTAAGACAAAACCCGGTTCGCGCCTGGCGGCATTTCGAAGGGAATCAATTTGAGGTCTGGCCCATCCCGGCAGACAACGCGCAGACCGTTCGGTTTGTCGCTTACAAAAAACTTTCACCGCTGATTGCCAACAGCGACACCGCGGATCTGGACGACATGATGATTGTCCTTTATGCGGCGGCTGAATTGCTGGCCCGGATGAAGTCTGACGACGCCGGGAGCAAATTGCAGTTGGCTCAAAACCGATACGCCAAGATGAAGCAACGCTCCATGAAAAGCGGCACGATCATCATGGGCGGCGGTGTTCCTTCAATGGGCGGCGGCGGTCGCATCATGTGGGGCGCTCCCATCGTGGACAACAACCCAAACCCTACCTAATCGCTCATGTATTTAGTCATTGAGAATTTCAATGCAGGGATGGACACGCGCCGGACGGCGTTGACCTCGAAAACCGGGACGCTGCAACTTTTGAGCAACGCCCACATCACACGCGGCGGCGAGATCGAGAAGCGTAAGGCGTTCTCTCCCTTTGCGCAGTTGCCTGCTAATACCTTCGGGATGCAGGCGGCAAGCGGGGCGCTCTATGTGTTTGGCTCAGTGGCTTCGCCGTCTATGCCTACCGGCGTGACGTATCAACGGTTGTCTGCGCCGTCTGCGCATGGTTCGTTTGACGTGACTGCGGGAACGTCTGGCGCTGGCAATAGTATTACTTCAGTGAAGGTGAATGGTGTTGAAGTCATGGGAACGACGGTCTTATTTCAGACCACGAACATTGACACCGCCACGGCCATTGCTTTGCAGATCACGACCAACGC